TCATCCGCGCCAAGCACGACCGGACCGGAATTGATCGCGTTCAGCGCCTCCGAGTCAGTGTATCGTGCGTGGTGGGCTGAAGGGTTTGCTACGTGTGTCGCGAGGCTCTGATCGGTCGAGAGGATAAGACATTCCTCACCAACGAGCGTTTCGCCTTCGGGGCAAATCCACGCCACGCGGTAAAGGTCAGGCTCCCACGGGCAGCGCATATACCAGCCTTGACCGGCCAGCGGGACCAACTCGCAGTTGATAAGAGACTGCGTGCCGCTACCGAGATTCGGCGTTGCGTAGAGCTTGCACTGTCCGGTCAGCGGATCGCAGTTGCCTGCGACGAAGCTTTCGCCCTCGACGCGGTTGAACACCACGTCGGTATTCTCGCAAGCCTCGTCGGTCTGCGGAGAGCAAAGAGAAGTATCGTCACCGTCCGCGAGACCCGAAGGGACGCCTGTCAACTTGCCCCACGCGACATCCGTTATGCAGGCGTTGGCGACGGACACGGTGAAATCGAGAGTTCCAGCGCCGACTCCGCCATCCGTGTATGTCACGGCTATGCAGGTCTCGGTGTTGCCCGTGACCATCGTGCCCACCATGTCCTCGACTTCTTCTTCGGTGAGCGTCGTTCCGGCGCAGTCAATCGTTATCGAGTCAGCTGCCGCACTACCTGTGATCGTGCAGCCCGCGCCAGCGAGCAGCGTCAGCGTGTCGTCCGGGTCATCGGCAACCGGGTCTGTGCCTGAGGGTGCGTCGATGGTCTTGAACACATTCTGGCTCCCGCCACCACCACCGCCGATTGCCGTCCACACGTCGGAGCCGTCGTGTCGGCACGTCACCTTGGTCGAGCCTGCGCCCGTCGCGCAGTCTGTCGCGCTCGCGCCATCGGTCACGGTGCAGATCGCTCCGGTGTCGAACGAGCCTGTGAGGTCAACGACGACCTTCACGCCATCGCAGCCGGTGCCGCCGCTGTTCACATCGAACTGCGCGAGAGCAGGCGACGCGAGGAGGAGGAGCGCGAGGCTAGCTGATCGGATAGTGCGCGAGAACTTGCCCATTGGCTGTCATCTGCCTCCCCAGCGTGATCGTCGTGCTGACAATTTTGAACTGATTCACGCCCGGTGTCCCGGAAGTGTACGAAAGTGGGAGTGCCGGGCCTGTGGGCATCTGCCAAAGGACGATGGCCTTCTCCGGGGCGCTAGGCGCAACCGCCAGCGTCGCCGTGTAGCTCGGGTAGCTCGCTGTCAGATACTCAGCGATGTACTGATCTTGTGGGGCTAGCTTGTAGTACGCCTTGAGCGTCGCGTTGGCCCTCGCCGCGCCAACACTGATCGTCGTCCCGCTGATGGTGAACTGATTCGTCCCTGGCGAGCTAGCAACCCAGCCTAGCGGCAAGTCCGGGCCGTTCGCGGGAACGACAAAGCAAAGGGTCTCGTCCGCATCTGCCGGGGTCTCGGAAAGCGTCCCGCTCGTACCCGAGAGGGTCACAACGTCGCAGACCCACTTCCCTGCCACGATGATCGTCGTGTCCCCGGGTATAGCCGTGATCTGGGCCGCGACGTAAGCCTTCATCTCTCGCCTGGAGATGAGGTCGGCGTCGTAGCGGGTGAACCTGTCCGGGCGGATTACTCGCCCGTAGTAGGACTGGCGCTGCTTGAGCAATGCCACTTCTTCCTCCAGGTCCGAGACCTGTCTGTCCTGCGTAGTCCTCACGGCAAGCCCTCTGACTCAACACCGAACCCGATTCCGTACACCGACTTCGGCCCCCGTGAGTTGCTGAAAAACGTCGCTGTCAAGCGCCGCCCAATGAGGTCGGCAGGAATCCATCGCTTCTCACGCCTACGCCCGTTCCAGTCCAGCGTGTACGAATAGCCCTGCCCCGAGTCGCTTCGTAGCGATACCACCATCGGGTCCCCGCCAGGATTCACGTCAAACACCACCCTGTCGTAGCTCTCGGTCACGGTTGGCCCGCCAAACGGGAACGCCTTGGTCGTGATGTCGAAGGTCGTGGCAACCCCTTGCTCGTCCGTGCCTAGCTCGCCCGTTCCAAGTTCGTAGACGTTGCCGTGGTAGTCCCCGCCGATTACCCGGTTGTCGAGGTTCCGCCGAAGCGTGGCGAAGCCGTACATGAGAACCGAGAACTTCGGGGATTGCGGGTCCTGGAGGTCTACGTAGAGAGTCCGATTGTTTATGTTCCCGCCCGTTGAGTAGCTGATCCACACCTTGTCCCGGAGGCTCGCCGCGACCGCGTTGGCCTTGTTCCCGATGTAGTCAACGTGGTTCTCGTCCGTGAACAACTTCTCGACCGCAAAGCTGATCTCGCGCGCCGCACGCCCGTCGAACAAGTACACCGCCGACTCCCCAAGGAATACGTGGCTACCGTCCTCCAGGTCCGTCACGGCCCATTCGGCAGCCAACCCGACCTGCGCCTCCAGTTGTATCAGTTGGCTCTGTAGGAGGTCCTCCCCCTGCGGGCGGAACCGCCAGATCCCCGAATTGGTGTAACAGATAACATCGGGTCCAAGTGGCCGGATAGCCCTAAGCCCCTCTCCCGTCTGCCTGCCGATGGGGATGGAGTTGTACTCGGACCAATGCTCCGGCGCGACTACACGGGTCGCCCGTAGCGTATTCACGCCCGAGATGCCGTAAATCCGGTCCGTGATGAAGATGAGGTGCCTGATGTCGTCGGGTGGTCTGTCGTGGTCGTTCCAGTCCGCAAGCACACCAAGGTTCGTCTGGACAACCTCCCCCGTCGTCACCTGCGCGTCTGAGTAGTCCGACTTGAGCTTGTCCTGCTTCTTGTACCGCCCCTGTTTCTGCCCGAGTCCCGGTGGACGGAGCGGGTCCTGCCGACGCGGCTCGTCCGTCACCTCGTCGTCCTCTGTCGCGTCGGGATCGGCCTTGTATGGCAACCCTCCCTCGTCGGTGAACGTTCCCCCAGCCGCCTCAATCGTCCCTACCCGGAAGAACGCCTCTTGGTCCTTGATGGTGCGGTAGACCCGGACTTCGGTGGCCGATGCAGGCCATGTCGCGGGGGACGGCACGGTCGCGCTGTCTCCGCCCGTCGCCGTCTTCGTAAACGGCTCCGAAAAGTTGCTCTCGGCTACGCCGTTGTAGTAGGTGATGACCCACTTGTAGTCCCCGTCGAAAAGGAAAAAGCTCGACGAAGCATTGATCGTCACGTCGATGCCGGTGATGTCGGGCGGGTCTAGGCCGACTTCCTCAATCCCCTTGGCTATCGAGTAGCGACGGAACACCTCGCCGTCCGCGAGGTAGACGTAATCGTTGTAGGGAACTACCGAGAGATGTCCGTCTCCTGCTCCTGCCGCCCCGATCACCGTTGGCCCGCGAAGGTAGTTTCCCTCCGTCTTGGTGAACAGGTACTTGACCGCGTTGAGCGTGGCGTCGCCCTCGCCGCGAACAGGTTCGCTACCAACGTCAGCCACCTTCACTCTGCCCGGATCTGAGCAGACTTCCCCCAGCGCGTCGTAGACGCACCCCCTCGCGCGAGAAAGGTGCCCGTCTTGGATGCGGTCGGGCGATGCCTTGGTCTCAAGCCCTCCGGTGAGTATGTATTCGACGTAGGGCATTAGACCGGGGTTATCCCCCCTGTCCCATCGGCTAGGACCCATTGTGTCCCGTTCCACCACATGGGCTTCCCAAGCGTCGGGTTCCAGGCAGGCCTTCCTGCCGGGATGGTGGTGGGGTAGAGGTTGATAGTATCGGCGGCGTCCGCGAGTTGTGTAGAGGAGCGCACCTGCACCTCCATCACCTCGTTGCCTTCGTCAGTATTCAGGGCCGTCGGTATCGACCCCTTATGACGAAGCCGACTATTGAGGGGATGCGCCCAATAGTATTCGTCGCCAATCCTGAGCAGGCTGTCCGCTTCCTCCCCGTCAACCCCTTCAAGCGAGTTCTGGATTTTTACCATCCGCTTGAACTGTGTCTCGCGCCGCACAATATGGGTACGAACGTTGTTCTGGACGTTGCCAGTCTCCCCTGAGATATATCCCGTGTTGTCCGCCCCTTGGTCTAACAGCCAAGAAACCTCAGACGCGTTCACCGAGTTCTGGACGAAGTTCTCCCCGATATGGTTGTTGAGGCTCTTGGACCCCAACCCGATCAGATGGGTTATACTCGTTGCGAAATCCTCGCCCGAGTACGTCCCTATCTTACGCCATTCGTTCCCCCACACATTGCAGCTTTCCGCGCGAGATAGATGGACGGAGTATGGCGACGAAAGGGTCGCGCCAGTCCGATATGGGGCATTTTTCCCAGCCGTCTGCGAAAACGAGTTCCCATAGATCGACACATTCGCGCAACGGTAGGTATCGCTACCGTCGTCGTCGTTGTTGACCTCGATGTCCTTGCCGTTACGCTCGAAGTAGACGCCCGTTATTGTATGTGACGTGGTAATGGCGTCGAAGTTCGCTTCGTCACCAAACATCTTGACGCCGATGGCGTTGCCGTGGATGTCACCGCCGAAGATGCCGATGGCGTTGACGTAAGCGCCAATGTCGTAGCCGCGATAGAACCCGCGTACCGAGCAGCCGTAGAACCAAATTTGCTCGCACTGGTTTCCAATCAACACCCCCACGGAGTCGGTCAGCGCGCGATAGGCTGCCGTGTCGTTGTTGATGATGCGGCAATTCTGGAAGATCATCCGGTTCGATGTATTTCGGATGTAGAACCCGTGCTGCCCTGGGGTCTCTAGCTCGACGCGCTCGAAATGGGCCTGCTGGATTACGGAATTGAGGTAGACTCCGTATTGGCACGCCTCGGTACAGCGCACCGTGATGTCACGCATCGCGAATCCCCAAAGGGAGTCGCTGATCGTCGTGTCGCCTCGCGCGTAGATGGCGCGATCATCCCCCTCGTAAGCAATAACCGACGCCAGGGGCGCAACACCCTGAAGCGTGATGCCGTGCCCACCCTTGGCATAGTCGATGGTCAGCTTGTCGGTGGTTCGGTACGCGCCAGGCGGGAAGTAGATCGCCGCGCCATAGCCTTCCTTGTCCGCGCGTACGGCCGGGACGGCGACCCCCTGCGACCCGGCGTCAATGGCGGCTTGGATCGCGACGGTGTCGTCGGTGACGCCATCGCCAACCGCGCCGTAGTCCTTGACGTTGACCCACCCCGGCATCCAGGTGTGGAGCCCGAACTTCGTCAGGGCTTGCGACCCTCCCGTGCTGAGAGTCCGGTTAAACGTCCCAAGCCCAAAGGAAAGATCCTCTTTCCCGATCAAGCCCTTTCTTGCGATTGATGGCATAGTCTTAGTTCCAGGCCGGTACGTTGATTCTCGTGTCGTAACTCAGCCGGTCTCTGAGTTGCGGGATGCTCCGCCCAACCACCTCGACGCTGCGGGGGTGGCGATTGCCCATGATCCTTTTTCCAAAAGACGAATACTCTGCCGCCAGAGCTGCGTACGCCGCTGCCAACTCCTTGTTCGCGTGTTCCCGGATCGTGGACAGCAGGTACGCTGCCGCAGCGAAAACTACCCCTTCGGCCAAGTAGTCGGGGAACTCCAGCACGTCGGAGTCCGAGTCTAGGGCATCCGGTTCCTTCTTCGCCCAGACCTCCAGCATCAAGTCCTCAAGCTCGATGTCGTAGATAATCCCAAGCTCACCATCGAACTCGTAGCGGATGTCGCCGTCGAATAGCTCGGTGATAACGCCGTACTCGCTGTCAAAAACCAGATCGTCCAGTCCGATCACGGTCCCAAGCTCGGAGTCGAAGTCCAGCGTCTCGCTCGTGTACTCCGGGACGGGGTACACGCCGAAGCTCCGGTCGTTCGTGGCGTCGCGGTAAAACACCCACGGGTCCCCCCCGCGCGTCGTGTAGTCGTCGTCCTGGCACTCCATCTCCGCCCGGCTCTTTTCCTCCAGGACGTAATCATCGTAGGTCACTCGCAGAATCCGCCCGCCACGTTCCGGCATCACGTAGATCGCCGTGCCTGCCACGAGCGCAACGCCGAACCTGTACTCCAAGACCCCCATGTCGTGCTGGAGGTCCAGGTAGGCTTGGTTGATCGCGTCGTCTAGCTCCGCGTTCTTGTAGGTGGCGAACTGTTCGGCCTCGCTATTGCCAAGCGCGCGAGACAGCCGACCACGAAGGGCTGCCAGTGTTACCGTGCCCATGTCCGCACCAGCGTCGCGTCACGACGAATCATGTCATCTTCCATCGCCTGCCACCGTTTAAACGTCTCGACCGCCATCTCCATGGTGGCCCCTCTAGCCCGTGGCAAAAGCGCCCGTGCCACCACGTAGTCTATCAGAATATGCTCGTATTTTCGCGGTATTGGGATGTCGTCTGTGTCCAAAGAGACCGCCGAAACACCCGGATCTGTCGAGTAGAGAATCGAGTAGGTTCGCCCATTCTCCTCCGGCACCGGCCAAAGCCCGATCTCATCGAGCCCGAAAGGAACGTAGTGGATGGCGTGCTTGGCCCCGTAGTCCGTAGCGCGGAAGTAGGAGCGATCCAGCTCCCACATGGAGATGGGTCGCAGGTACTCCGTCGAGTCGTCGTCCCTTACAGAAAGGACTCGTATGCAGTCGGCGGGGAGGTTGTAGAAAACCCGACCGTCCAAGGTCGTGATTTGGGCGCTAGAGGTCTTTAGCCCCGTGCGGGTGACGAGGTGCTGGATACCGTCGTTTAGGTACTCAAGAACGGCGTCGCTAGGCCAACGCTGGGGGTTGTCCTGATCTTCCGCAAGCCGCGTCCAGACGCGCGATTTGAACTCTGCAACATTCACATTTTGGCCCAACAGGGGGCGGGTGTTACCCCGCCCCCCTCGGGGTTAGAAGTTGACCTTGCAGTACGTGAGCGTCGCCGCGTCGGCGGTTTGAGCCTCCAACACGAACACGCACGTTGCAACATCGGCCACCGCAACCGTGCCATCTTTGGCAAGAACACCCGCCAGGGTGCCCTGGGAGACGACTCTCTCCCCAATCGCAATGTCCGTGGTTCCGTCAACCAGAGTTTGAACGACCCCGGATTTCACCAACCGGACCTGCGCGCCCGCAGCGGCATCGTGTGTCGCTACGCCGCAAGCAGCGTCCAGCAAGTCCGTCGTCGCAAGAGGCACCACCTGGAGGAAGTCAGTGTAATACTTACACACCTGTCCCTTGGTGACAGCCGCCTGCGCCTGGCGAACAATCGTGTCCTGATCGAGGTCTTGGGGGGACAATATGTGCTTAATCGCCATTTCTCATCCCTCCTTAGTTGATCGCGCTCACGTCAACGCCGAACAGGACGCCTTGAGCCCTACGGTTGGTCACAAGCAGGTTGCCCATGAAAAGCACCTGCGCGGACTTCGCCGTCTGGTTGTAAGACTCCCTGAAGGGTCGGTTGACGAGATCGGTTTGGCTGTCCACGACCAGCGAGATGTAGTCCGTGTTGAGGAAGAATACGCACTCCTCAGCAGGGGTTGAACTCGCAAGAGCGTAGGCAGCGCCGTTGGCGGTCGTGCCCGGCGTGATCTGGTCCCACATGGCCTCTGCGCCCTTGAGCGCGAGAGTCTCGAATCCGAGATTCGCCATTTCCGTAGAACCGTATCGTACCTGACCTTCAAGTGCTTCCTCGTACTTCTCGTAGGACTCCTGGCCGAACAGCGCCAGATTCGGGAATCCGTCGTTGTGCTTGCCGCAGTCGTTGTAGAAGTTACGAAGTTCGCGCTTGTAGGCCACCAGGGTCGTTGCCGTGTTGCTTGACGACACCGACTTCTGGAAGCTGTTCTTCCACCACGTTTTCGTGGCTGCGTTGATCCCATGGACCGTTCCCGTGCCGTCGATGGTCACGAGAGCTGTCAGCGGATTCATTGCATTGGTCCCTGCGGTGAGCCCGGTGCCAGTCGGTGCCAGCAAGCTCCCGTTGAGGAACTCGTTGATCGACCGCGCAAGGTTGCCCATGCGGGAGTTGAGGACGCTGATGATTTGATGGGCCGCCGAGTTCTGACGCTCCTCTAGACGAGAAATCGTCACTGAACCCGCACATTCCCTCCAATCGTCTACCGCCGCCGTCATCGTCTGCTGAGGCGTGAGATTGAGTTCGTCGTAGTTGGTGTACCAAGCGACGGTGCCGTTGACGGCATACTCGATGTCACGCTGAATCTGACGACCGCCATCCTCCATCACCTTTCTGTTCGCCATGTGCATTTTGGCCCAGAAAGCTGACTTCTTGAAGATGTTGTCGTACAGAACCGGACGAGCGGCGTTGAGCGACGTGGAGAAGATGTCGTCCCAATTTACAGTCTGTGATGCGGGTGCCCCGCTCCATCCTGCCATTTGGTGTCTCCTAGCGTGCTAACGCTATCTTGAGACGCCGTGGACCTGGCAAGCGTAGTCGATGGCTTCTTCGATGCTTTTGGCCTGGAAAGGCCGAGACGAGGAAGATGTTGCCGACTGGCTTGGTCGGGGCACGGCGGCTCGCCGTTTATCTGCCAACTGAGTAGGAGCCACCCTGCCGTTCTGAGATTCCGCGACTGGAGCTTGCTCGTTGAGGCCCAACTCGTACGTAGCGAGGCGGATGAACGCTTCGGGCGACTGAACCGCCACCTGCGCGTGTTCCCTGAAAAGGGCTTCTGCCTGCGCGTACTTGTCAGCAGGGATCCCCGAGACAAAGCCTTCGAGCTTTTGCCGCGTAGTCTGCTGCTGTTGCTGTCTCACCGTTTGCTCGCTCTGCTCGCGTAGATCACGAACCGCTTCTCGAATGTAGTGAAGCGAAGCCTCTTTGATGTCATCCTCATACCCGGCCAGCGTCGAGTCCGGCTTGAACTGGAACGGGCGATACTGCGCTACGCGCAACCCATCCTCGTCCACTTCGGTGTTCGATGTTTCCCCTTCGGGAACTTGCTGTCTTGGGGTTTGAATCTGAGATTTGAGTTCCGCTAGCTGCCGAGCGAAGTCGTTCTTGAGTGACGCGATCTCATTCTTGTCCTTTTGCCGTTGCCGGGTATAGGACGCGAACAGTTTCTTGTACCCAGGCGACTCCGTATCGACCTGCTCACCATTATCGAGGAATGACTCCTCAACATCTCCGGCGACCTGATGATCGGCGCTCGATCCAGCGTCTCCGTCCGGCCCGGTTTCCCCGTCAGGGGAACCGTTGTCCGTTGCACGAGTGGGAACACCGGCTGGTGTCGAAGGAAAGTACGGGTTCTCGCCCAGCGACGCGCTTTGTCGCAAGGTGAGTCCTTCGGACTTTTCCGCTCGAACCGGCTCCGCGTTTCCCGGAACATTCTGCATTGCCATGATGATACGGTCCTCCTCGGGGATTTTCAACCCGGAATCACATACTTAGCGTTCTTGTCCTTACGGGTTTTCGCTTTCGATTCGCCTAACTCGAACTTCCCGTACTTCTTCAAAAGTTCTTGCTTGTGTTTGGGGCTTTTCACCACCTCGCTCTTGCCGGTTCTGCGGTCAAAGAGGTTCGGGTCTACGTACTCCCCGTGCGCAGGGTTGAAGTCCCGGTATCCCCTCATGTGGGTTTCCATCGTGTGCAACGTCGGCTTGGAGATCACCCGGTCCATCTCCAGCCCGCACTCGGGGCAGAGCTTCTGGTCGTTGCGCCGGTCTATGGGCCGCGCTTCCTCCGCACAATGGCCCCCAGGGCACTCGAACTCGTAGAGCATCCTAGTTTACCGGGGCTCCGGTTCCGGCCCCTCCCTGGCTGTTAAAGAGCGACTGGAGGGCTGTCTGGAGGACTTGCTGCGTCTGGCCCCCTTCCGCCCCCCCTCCGCCACCCTGCATCTGGGCCTGCATGAACTGTTGGGCGATGCCCTTTAGCTCCTCAAACAGCTTCTTGTCCCTGATGTCGGCAGCCTCGAATAGCCGCTTCATGTAGGTCTCGGACATGGCGATCTGGGGGTTCTGGGAGATCATCGTTCCCATCTCGATCAAGAGCCGCAGCCGATGGCTGGAGTTACGCGGCATGGTCGAGCCAATCGCCACCTCGATGTCGAACTCCCCTTCCAGGTCCTTCGGGGAAACTTCGACAAATGCGAACGGCGGAACGTCCTGCGGGCGCTCTAGCTTCGCCCAGAACACCATCTCTGCGTTGGCCTGCATGGACTGGAGAAGCATCCGCCCGACCTCGGAGAGGAACGTGTGGACTAGGTTGTCACGCCGGTCGTTTGCTCGGATCTCCGCGTTGCTTTGCATGATGGAGGCTTGCGTGGCTGTGTCGGAGTTCGCGACTCCCGCCATTTCCCCCGGCATTGCAGCAACTTCCGCAAAATCCATCCGGATCTGCGGGATTGCCATTTGGTGCGACCCATCGAGCGTCCCCTTGTCGGCAAGTCTGATAGCGTTGGGGTCGTTGACCTTGACCAGTACGTTGTCGGGGCCGTGGGCGAATTTCAGGCGCTCCCCGTCCCCGCCCTCCTCCTCCCTAAAGGCATTGGGGCCTTCCAGGTAGCGGTTCTTGGCTTGTTCGCGGTGGCGCATCTCCTGGCTCGCCGTGATGTTGTACTGCGTCTCCACCTCCGCCATCGGGAACGCATCGGGGAGCGGATACCAGGAGTTCGGCGTCTCGTTGAACTTGAGGAACCTGTACGGGCCATGCTCGATGCCCTTGGGGATAGGCTCCTTACGTAGGAACTGTTGGTTTTGCGTCGTCCCGCCTGTCACCTCGTCGGTTAGGACCAGATACTCGCCCGTCTCGAAGTCGTAGATGTCGTAGCCCCGCACCCGCTCCTCGTCGTCAGCTACGGCCTGCCCGAAGCCATCGAGGTCGTTGCGCGCTGCCGAGATCGTGAGGCCCCTGCGCGCGTCCTCGCCGGATTTCCCCGTGAACTCCGTTCCCTTGACCAACTCCCGGACTTTCTTCCGGTAGTTCGGATCTGCCTGGACTTGCTTGACCGGGCGGACCCATTCCTCCGCTACCCAGCGGTGGTTCTCGAAAATCGGCCCGCCTTCCGGGTCATGGAGCATATTGCGGAAGTGGACGGCTTCAATAAAGAACGTCTCGCGCTGGAGTGTGCCGGGGTGGAGAATGGGCATCCCATCTTCCTCAAACTCCACGTTCCCATTCTCGTCCTTTAAGTATTCGCCCTTCTCCAGGATCGGCAGGCCACCGGGGCCGAGAAGGAAGTCGCCATTTTCGTCATACTTGAACTCGCCGCGCTTCGCATCGTCGCAAAACTCAGGCGAAAACCCCGCCTTGATAACTCCGTAGGCCAGAAACGCCTCCAGAATCGCCACGCGGGCGTGTTTCGAGCCTACCGACTCGCCCCAGGTGTGATTCAGCGCGATTTCCTGGCTGATTGCGCGCTCGTAGCTCATGTCCACGGACTGGCCCTGCTCATCTTCCATCAAAAGCGGCTTCTTTGGCGTCAGTGTGAACTTCGGATTGCTGTAAAGCAGGTTCGGGAGGCTCGCGCGGATGGCGGAGAACACCTTTTGGACCGAAATCCACGGATCTTCCTTCGGCCAAGCCTCGGGCTTTAGCTCGCCCAGGTAGCTCGCCAGCGTTTTCTTCCAATACTTCTCGTCAACCTCGCGCCGGACCTCTTTCGCCCGCCCAAGTCGCGCCCGCCAAACCTTCAGTAGTTCCTGTTCGGTCTGTTTCTTCGCCATCAGTGCATATCCCCTGGGTTGGGAATGGCTCCGGGCGAGCGTTTTCGCCCTCCCTTCGCTGTTACGACGGGCTTATGTACGCCCAACCGCTCGTCACGTAGCCGCACATACAAATCCTTTGCCCGTTCCTCGATCCCCTTGTCCGCTTCCGCCTTCTCGCGAGCCTCAAAGGCCCGGACTTCGCTGTCAATCCCGTCTACCACGACGTAACAGGTCTTGCAGTAGACCTCTTGGCCCGCCTTGATCCGCTCCATCTCCTCTCGGGCTGGCTTGGTAAGGTACTCGCCCTCGCCAATTTCCGTGCCGCACGTCTGACAAAAGAACTTGTAGCCTGGGAATAAAGGTTTCATGGCCGCTCCATAATGTTACCGAGTCCGCGCCGCGAAGTCTCGCGTCCTTGTTGCTTATACCACATGAATGTCCCGACAGCCGGGGGTGGCGTGTAGATCGGGTACTGGGGCCAGAACACCTCCGCGTACTTCATGGCGTCCCAGTAATCCACTTCCAAGTTCTTGATCTTCTCTTTCGGGCTGCGCTCGGACGCAAGGCTTTCCGACCATTCCTCGTACCTTAGCCCCGAGAGCGTCTTTAGAAGCCCTGGGCACGTCTTGAACACCTTGAGTCTCGGCGCGAACTCAGGCGTCTCCCACCCTGCCCAGTAGTGACCAAAGAGCCTATCGACAAGAATGTCGTCGGCCTCTTGGCCCTTCAACTTCGCAGGCGTCATGTAGACACCGTACTGCGCGAAGATGTCCGCCTTGCTCCGTAGCCCCCCGCTCGTGTTCTGGTCCCTGTTCCACAGACTCGGGTCGCCCTGGATCGTCCCGTTCACCCTTGCAAACAACGGGTGCTGCCGCATCAACTGGGCAAACCCCGGTATCCCGCCGCAATGCTGCCCCTCTAGGGCAAGCTCGTAAACGACATACCGCTCCTTCTCCGCCGTCATCGCAAAGATCAGGAATACCGACTTGTTAAGCACGCCCCAGTCCAACCCTGCATCATAAGCCCAATACTTCTGCTGGCTTACCGGGATTGGCTCGATGGCTACCTGCTCCATCACCCGCTGCTCCGACATCATCGGCAGGACAAGCGTCCCGCTTCTCGCCGTAGGGTCAATCTCCATGTGCTGACGCCAGCGCCAACCGTTCAGCCCGCCCACCATCTTCGCGCTCTCGTGAGCAACCCACTTCGCCCCCTCCGGGGTCTTTGGGTCTTTCGCCGGGTCGGCGCTGTAATGCAGCCGTATCGCAGGAACCCCGCCATGGGCCTTAAAACGGGCTAGGCCGCGTCCTTCCGCGTCGGGCAGGCAGTACCAGCTAGGCTCGATCTCACGCCCGTAATCGCTCGGCATGCGCATTGTCCCTACCGTCACGCCCCTGCCCCCTCCGGCCAGCGCAGGGCTGGCGGCGGCCTGGGCAGAGGCCCATTCCTCCTGGAGGCTCGCCTCGTCGTTGATGAACACATACGGCGACCAGGACTCCACCTGCGCCGCGCCTTGCGCCAGAGCTATCGCCTGACTGCCGTTGGGGAACGTCATCTTACCATTCGAGAATAGCCCGTCGAGGTTCTTTGGCAGCGGGATGTATCCGCCCTTCTCGTCCTTGCACACCAGCATCCAAGGCGGGAGACGCGAGAGCATGAAAGACGCCCGGCCTATCGCAATGGCATCCTTGTAAATCATCTTCGCCGCATCTTCCTCCTTCTTCGACTGAAAGAGGACCACCTTCAACGGCTTCCACTGGCAGACCCAAAGCGTGTACGCCGAGAGCAACCACGACATCATCATCTGGCGGCTCTTGGCGACGTAGAAAATGTCAGGCCCGTGCTGAAGCTCGTCAGCTAGAAACCCTATGTAGGGGTGGTCGGGAAACGGCTTGGCTGGGCTTTTCGCGTCGTGGTCGTCGCGCGTAATCAGGTAGTGCTCCAGGTAATACCGGAAACTCGCCTCACACTTGTTAAGTATCGTCCCAAAGGCCAGGGACAGGGCGTCAGGATTCTTCGCCACTACTCTTGCTTGCCCATTGCCGATTTCAGGAATTGGAGCCAGATCATCTGCTCAGAAGTGGCTTGCCCGGCAGAGGGGTCTCCCGTGAATAGCCTGGAGAGGATCGTCTGCTGTGCCGCCAGCGGGTCTGCCCCGTACGCCGTCCCAGCTAGATTACGCTGCTGAGCCTCTGTGACCGTAAAGGACGGCTGGAAGTTGTTGTCCCGCATCCAGAGCCTAGATGCCTCGTTACGGGCCACAGCCTCTCTCTCGTAGGGAGACAGCCCGGAGTTCGGATTCAGCACGATAGCCCCGTCCGGAGCCGCGTAGCCCGCTGTACTAGGCGAGTTGCCGAAGAACTGAAGCTCCCCCTCATTCGGGTCCCTGACCGGGTAGCCCAAGACTTTCCCCATCTTCGGAGGGGTGAAGTTCCCCTCTGCATCCCAGCTCCCCCCAATGAAC